GTCCTGGCTGCAGTGCCCCTGGATTTTTGATGCCGTTGTCCTCGCGGACCCGCTGGATAATGTCTTGGATATCCTCGTAGCCACCATATCTCTCACAAAGGCTCCATAAGCTGTCACCTGTATAAACGACGTGCTCAAAAGTGAGATAGTCAGTAGGTTCGGGCTTAGTCTTCTCGCCCCAGATCGCACCAGCCGTAAGGACACCAGCTGCGATGAGTGCGGCGGCGATGCAGGCTGCTTTAGCTTTAGCTTTAGCTTTAGCTTTAGCTTTAGCTTTAGCTTTAGCTTTAGCTTTAGCTTTAGCTTTCGTTTTCATGTCTAACTCCTTTCTCCTTCAGCCAGGCCTCATATTCTTCTGAGTGCTCGACCAGATAACGCCTGATATACTCAATGAGTTGGTCCATGATGCCACCTCCTTCAAACTAGAATACATGCAAGGATAATCACAGAAGACACAAGGTACCAAGCAAAGGAGCATACGGCACATAATAACGGTGTGACCCAATCTCCTCCAGCCATAGCTCTATGCCCAGCAAGGGCCACGAACCCCAATGAGCAAAATCCAAAAAGGTATAGGAGGGGTTTCGTTGCTTCCATATATTCCTTTAGGCAAATTTTTAAAATTATGTCTAGGAATTCATCTTGTGTGTTCACGGACTCTAATTCCTCCAGCAGTCGTTTGTCCATTACATCACCCCTCACGCAATAAACGAATAAACTCGTTTTTATAACCAAAAAAAATATAGTCCGACGGGACTTTGTACACACTAGGGATAGCTTGAATAAAGCTATACGGAGCATTCGTGCTATCCTCTTCCAGTTTCGCAAGAGTCTGATAATGCATGCCAAAAAGGGCGGCAGCCTCCTTTTGAGTATATCCGATATTAGTTCTAGCAGCTTCCAGAGTAAATTTTACCATTTCCATCACCTCCTTGTTAGATTCATAATAAACGAGTTTATTCGTTTTGTCAATACAAATAACGATTTTTTACGTTTTTAAGAAAATGTAGACCTTGTTTTTAACGGTTTTATTCGTTATAATGTAGAAAACGCCAAGAGAAAGGAGTGCTAATATGCCACGGAATAAGCTTTCGGAATTTGACCAATCCCTGCGTGAACAGATATCAAAAAACTTAAAGCAATTGTGCGAGAGCATGACTCAATCTGAGCTATCAGAACTAACAGGCATTCCCGAATCTACGATTTCTGGTTATTTTGCAATGAGATCGACTCCAAATGCGGGTAACGTTCAAAAGATTGCTGATGCACTCGGTGTCAAGAAATCGGATATCGACCCTCGCTTTTCCCCTGACTTCCTGCAGAAAAAAGAAGAGCTAACCCGCAAAGATGAGCGTGAAATCGAATCAGATTTGGAGGATATGATGAATTCCGTCGCTACCGCTGCTTACGAAGAAGGGTCCGATTTAGAAGACATTGAAGCGTTTAAGGCGACGATTAAAGCAGCAATGATTCAAGCTAAGAAGATAGCGAAGAAAAAGTATACCCCGAAAAAATTCCGGAAGGATTGACGCTTATGGATACAAAGCAGAAAGTTCACCTGCTAATCCGCCAATACAAGACTGACAATCCATTTCAGTTGGCAGCCCTTAAAAACATTCATGTCATCTTCGGAGACTTAGGCGGAAAATACGGCAACTATCTTAAATACAAGCGGTCAAAGTTCATCATCATTGACGAAAAAAGGACCCCTCCGGATATGATTGATTTTGTTTGTGCTCACGAGCTAGGGCACGCCTTATGCACACCAGACGACAACACGCAATGGCTGAAGACATACACCATGAGCATCAATGCAGACAGGGTCGAGCATGCAGCCAATGAGTTTGCGGTCGAACTTCTTCTCAATGATGAATATCTGTCGGAGCATGATGACTTGTCCATTTATCGACTCGCAGATTGCCGCGGTGTCCCGAGGCAATTCATCAAGCTCAAGAAAGGAAAGGTGCCACTGTGAGCGGATTGATTTTCTTGATTCTTATCTTCTTATTTTGGCATTACCGAAATAAGAAAAATCCTACTTCGAAATCGAAAGCAACCATGCCAGAAGGCGGACTAAAGAAACTTATACTTCCTTCTTCTAACGGGTTTGCACGCATGACCCTTCCCATAACAAATCGGTACGCCGTTCCCGTTGATGGATTCGTTGCCTTCGATGTCGAAACAGCCAATGAACAACCCTATTCTATCTGCAGCATTTCTGCAGTCAAGGTTCAAGGGAGTAGCATCGTGGATGTCATTACCTCCTTGATTAAGCCTCCCGAAACTCGGTTTACCAACACTAGGATTCATGGCATTACTTGGGAAAAGGTCAGGAGCGCACCAACCTTTAAGGAATACTACGAATCGACGCTTCACGACTTTATAAAAGGTTACGTCCTAGTTGCCCATAATGCCCAATTCGATATGGGATGCCTGCTCCATGTAGCAGAAGCGGAAGGGATTTCCCTGGATAAACCATTACTTTTTGCCGACTCCTTGCAGAGCGCTCGCTATGTTTATCGCGATTTGCCAAATCACAAACTAGATACGATATGCCGACATCTTAGCATCGACTTGGATCATCACGATTCGCTATCCGATGCTAGGGCCTGCGCTAGAATCATGCGGGATACCATTCAAAAAGGTGCTAACCCTATTATCAAGTCGCTCTTCTGCCCCTCTCAAGAGCTATTTGTTAAAAGCGCCTTGCGCAAAGCAAGGTTGACCTGCGGCGGAATGAGTTTCGGCGACCTATACACTGAAGCTCCAGAAGGATATACAGAAGATGATTTCATCCGCGACTTTGTGAATCCAGGGAAATATGCAAAGCTGAAGGATGTTACCAAAGAGCATCAGCTGAATAAACTTCACAAGCCAGAACTGAAGAAAATCCTTGAAGAAGCAGAAATCCCCTCAAAAGGACTGAAGAAAGACCTTATCGCCCTTATTATTGAAAAAGGCATTGCTCCGCCTTTGCCTGAAGGATGCCAACACATCTATAGACTCGACGAAGAGTCAAAATAAAAAATCCCCCACCGTGCAGGAACACGATGAGGGACGCGCAGCTTAGTACTGGTAATACTCAGCTGCAGTCTAAACCACCCCCACAGGAGGTCGACTATGCTAATAGTATATCACGTCGGCCTCCAGCTAGCCATAGAAGGAGGCTATTATTATGCAAAAAACTGACAACAAAATGAGAGCCGTCATTTATGCAAGATATTCGTCAGATCGTCAGCGTGAGGAGTCCATTGAGGGGCAGCTGCGCGTCTGTGAGGACTTTGCCAAAAGAAACGACATGACCATCCTGCACGTTTACGCAGACAGAGCACTTTCTGGCCGCAGCGACCAACGCCCTGAATTTCAAATGATGATCCAGGCCGCGGCTACGCAAGCCTTTGATACGGTCCTGGTCTATAAGCTCAATCGTTTTGCCAGGAACCGCTACGACAGCGCGAAATACAAGCACAAATTGAAAAAATACGGCGTCAGGGTCGTATCCGCCATGGAAAATATCGCTGATGATCCGAGCGGCATCTTGCTCGAATCAGTCATTGAAGGGATGGCGGAATACTACTCTGCAGAACTTGCTGAGAACGTCATGCGCGGGATGACGGAGAACGCCCTGGAATGCAAGTGGCCAGGTGGAACAGTGCCGCTCGGATATAAGCTCGATGCGGCTCATCATCTTATCATCGATGAGCCGGCGGCAAAGACTGTGCGATGGATATACCAGATGGCCCTGGAAGGTCGGCAGCCAGCATCAATCATTCGTGAGCTTAATGCCGCAGGATGCCGTACCTCTTTCGGGAGACCATTCGGGCGCACAAGCCTTAATACCATTTTAAAAAACGAACGATACATTGGCACCTTTGTTTGGAATGACATCAAAAAGCCGAATGCAATCCCAGCCATTGTCAATCCTGAAGAATGGCAAAAAGTTCAGGAAATCACGAAAGCGAAAAAGAAATGCATCGCTAAATCGCGCGGTGAAAACTATCTGTTGACCGGACGGCTATTTTGCGGTCAATGCGGCGGAAGCATGGTTGGCACGGCAGGGACCTCGAAGATGCAGCGCGTCTATCATTATTACGATTGCGGAAACCATCTGAAGAAAAAAGGATGCACGACAAAGGCAATCCGTGCAGATAAGCTCGAAGACCTTATCTGTAATACAACCACTCGGCTCCTCAACAACCAAGACGCAATCAAAGCCATTGCCAAACAGGCTATTAGCGCCCAAAAAGCGCAAGGTCCGTCCCTGATTCTTCAGTCGCTACAGAATCAAAGGTCCGATCTCTCAAGAAAACTCCAAAACTGCATAAAAGCCGTCGAGGAAGGCCTTATTAGTCAGACCGTGACAAATCATATTCAGGACTACGAAAAACAGCTCCAGACCATAAATGACGATATCAGGAAGGAAGAATTGATGAACAAAGTATCCCAACTAACCGAAAAGCACATTGAATTCTTTTTCTGGTCCATTGCCCAGCAAATTAAAAAAGCGGACAAGTATAAGAGCATCCTACTCTCATCCCTCGTCCGCAGTGTCATCATCTATGGAGATTATATTGAGATCCAATATAACTACAAAAAAGAACTCCCCATCCTACAGAATCCTGTCAAGATAAAGAGTTCTTATTTGCACAATGTGGTGATCCACCCGGGATTCGAACCCGGGACACCCTGATTAAAAGTCAGGTGCTCTACCAACTGAGCTAGTGAATCATTGGCTTTTCACAGCCCTAATATTGTAACGGGTTTTTCCGCCTTTTGTCAAGGGGGAATTTCCCGCTCCAGCCTCAGTCTTCAAAGAAGGATTTGAGGGTAAAGGTTTGATCACGGTTCGGACCAACGGAAACAATGCCGATTTCAACGCCGACCACTTCACTCAGACGGTTCAGGTAGGTCTGCGCTTCCTGCGGCAGGTCTTCATAGGAACGGACGCTGCTGATGTCGCATTTCCAGCCCTTGAAGGTTTCGTAGACAGGTTTTGCCTTGGCCAGGATGGAAAGGTCGGCCGGAATATATTTGATGGGCTTGCCGTCGATTTCCCAGCCTGTGCACATCTTGATTTCATCCAGACCATCAAGGATATCCAGACGCGTAATGGCTAAGCTGTCCATGCTGTTGATGCGTGCCGCATATTTGACCATAAAGGCATCGAGCCAGCCGCAGCGG